CTCCGTTTAATCAACTTAGGACAATCATGCGAAACTTTGTTACTGTCAATGGCGCTCAGTTCCAAACCTACACCATCAATGGCGGGGAGTATGTCTCTACAGACGTAGACCTCGGCAAGGTGGTTGGAGCTTTGGCGATCGCCTTTGACACTTCGATCTCTCTGGTTCGGAGAGCCTGGTTGGATGAAGCCTGTAAGGGCATCCTCCATTCGGCTATCCTGAGTCCTCAGGAGTTCGAGGTGCTCGTAGAGCTGCTTGGATTCTCGGCTTTCGTGTCTAAGTCCATTGGAAACAATGGATGGGACACTACGACTCGGGTATTCCATTACAGCAACTTGAACACCGGCAAAGCAGTCACATGGGTGCACTTTGTTGGTTAATCGGGGAAGATCCGTCTGCTAGGCCCACAAGCTTAAGGCGAGTGGGAAACAGGCAATGAGCATATGGTCGTGCACCTCTGACCTTTCGGGTCACCGGTGTATGTCACTGTGTTTATTGCCCCCCTAGCGGGGCGGGTACAAACCGCTCTTCTCGTCCGGAACTTTCAGGAGACCAGGAATGGACAATATCACTTATCGCGTGCCCGACGTTAACCGGTTATGGTGGACGTACCCTAGCGGGTTCGTCGAAAACACCTACCGAAACTGCGCCACGCGAGTTATTGCCCGTACCCAGTCTAGTTCTGGCAAGCCGTTCCCCAAGAGTCGTCCTCTGCCGGCCCACGAGTACTCGTTTGTGTATCAGGAATACTTTGTAAACCAAAATGCAACTTACAAGTACTACGACGGCCGGATTTTGAAGGCTCAAGGTGGTTATTTATCACGCGCTGCCGGTGGTATTAATTATACTCCGGATGTCGATTGGGATTATCTCCGCAATCGAGCTCTTGAGGACTTGAACGAGAAAACAAGAGGGTCTCTTGACCTTTCTGTTGATCTCGCCGAGTCTCATCAAGTTCTACGCATGGCAGACCTCACCCGTAAGGTTGAGGACTACACGCGTACCTTCACGCGTCGCTTTGGCACTCTGAAGGCAGCTTCCAATGCTTGGCTCGAGTATACATACGGTGTTAAGCCGTTGCTCGGGTCAATCTTTGGCGTTGCAGACGAGCGTCTGAGGCATGTGATGAATAAATTGGACCGGTTTAAGGGCCGCGCGAAAAAGTTTCAGAATCCTGCCGGGGTTGCGTTGAATACCATCGACGGTAATTTCCTTTTCCCTATAGATGGCGGTTCGCATAAAGCGGCCGTCACTTATAGAGTGGAATGCACCGTTCCGGAATTCGACATAACTCGGTTTTCGAGTCTGAATCCTCTTTCTATCGCGTGGGAGCTCACCCCCTATTCGTTTGTGGTAGATTGGTTTTATGATGTTGGAGGTTACCTCCGCAACATGGAAACTGCTCTACTATATGCAAATAGGTTCCGCAGCGGTACTTTGACGTACATGACTGCGGCCGAGCTCAACATCCTCATGAGAAAAACGGGGAGTGACCCGGCTAATGGAGTCGAATTCTACGATACTTCGTATATCGGTTCCATCAAGTCGCGGTACATTCAACGTACTATCATGGGGAGCTACCCATTTCCGTCACCGCCCTCCCTGAAGGCGGATTTGGGTTCGTCTCGACTCTTGTCGGGGGCCTCGCTTTTGGCGGGCCTCTTAAAGAGTGGCGGGAACCCGGCGCGTAGACAGCAGTGGCAAGCCACTGATGTCCAAGAACGCGTCCGGAAGTACCAATCCAAGCCGGATGTTCCGGTTTGGCAACAAGGTTACGAACATTTGTAGCCCAGGCTGAAGCCTGGATACGTTCGTAACACACTGGAGTTGACCGCAAATGGCCAGCAACATCGTCCTCGCGGACGCACAGGCGACCCCTGTGAACCATACCTTCGTGCCTGTCGGGCGCGATCCTTCCGGAGTCTTCTGGTTCGAAGATCAGAGCGCCGCCAATGCCATCGGCAATTGGCGGATCTCGATCGAGATCAAGAAGCCCACGGTTGCGACCGCTAAACAGAACTCCGAGGGCCGCAGCAATCGGTACAAGCTCGGTTTGCACGAGCCGGTTCTCGAAACGGTGTCTAACAGCACCGTTTCGGGGATCCCGGCCGCGCCGACCGTGTCGTACATCTGCCGCGGCTACACGGATTTCGTGTTTCCCGAGCGTTCGACTCTCCAAAACCGCAAGGATTTGCGGAAAATGCAAGCTTCCCTTTTGGCGGACACGCAAGTGATCGCCATGGTGGAAGGTCTGACTTACGTAATGTAAGAAGGACAGCACATGGAGAGAAATACGCAGCACCCTTTGGGTGCAATCGAACTTGCAGTTATGCAGGTTCTGCGTGCGAAGCTCGAGCCCAGTATTGGAACTGATGATGTGTTGACGTATGTCAACACTGATATCGACCCCAATACTTACAGCTCCGTTGGACAGTTCAAAAGGGACTACGCGTACGTGTCCTTTCTACGTAAGTGGAAAGGATTTAAACACAAAGCGATAAACCCTGGAAAAGCTGCTCTAACTACTTGGTTGAAAGCCGAGGAGCTATGCTTCAAGACTAACCGACGTCTAGAGATCGAGACTTCGACGGGTTGCTACTCCGTCGCGCCAAGCATCATTTCCGATGCTCAGCGTAAAATATCTCGAATCCTCGGGCCGGTGAATATTGAACGTATATCTGAGCTGTGCAGGTTCGGCAATGGCGCTACGTACGACCTACGTCGCGGTAGCACACATGCCGAGAAATCCCGCAGACCATCCATCACCTTCGATGCGATTCCGTGGTTATGTCGTGTCCTTCAGGGAGACGACTACATGGGTTCGCTCGTCGGTCCCCTTAACGAGTTAAAAATCGTTTCGGCAAACCGTATGGTGATGGTTCCAAAGACTGTGAAGACTCACCGCCCTATTGCGGCAGAGCCCACGTTGAACAGCTATGTTCAGCAGGGGATCGGCCGCTATATTAGGGCGCGTCTGAAACATGTCGGCGTTGATCTTGATGACCAGACGATCAATCAAGATCTGGCTCGCATTGCCCGTGTCTGGGGTTTAGCAACCCTGGACCTAAGCAGCGCGAGCGATACGCTTTGCGCCAACCTCGTCAAGCTTCTCTTACCACGCGAGTGGTGGGAGTTTCTTAACGACGTTAGATCACGTTTCACAATGTTTGGCGGGCGTCGATTCGCGATTTCAAAATTCTCGAGTATGGGCAATGCCTTTACTTTCGAATTAGAGTCGCTGATCTTTTATGCCCTGATCAGCAGTGCGGGACGTGCTGGCGTGTTCTCGGTTTACGGGGATGACCTAGTGGTTCATCAAGATGACTACCAGTCCACGTTAGATATTCTGACGTGGGGAGGGTTTATCTTAAATGAATCAAAGTCATTTTCTGTTGGTAGCCGTTTTTACGAGTCTTGCGGCAAGCATTATTTTGATGACGAGGAGGTTACTCCCTGTTATCAGAAAGATGTCGCTACGAGACCTCATGATTACGTGCACCTTCACAATCGTCTTGTACGTGCTGGCATACGTCTTGATCTCCGAGAGGAGTTCCAGGCGAGTGCCGACATCGTGCGAGATGAATGCCGTCGTCGATTCGGAAAGTCCTGTCCAGGAGTAGGTCCCTTGGTGGAGTACGATGAGTACTTTATCAAAGAAAACTACCACTGGCCGGACGACACGGTCGACCGCGTCAAAGTGCGCAGTGCGGTTGTCATTCCTCTAAGTATTAAGTACCCGGAGGACTGGCAGCACATTGCGTATTTTGGGCGCAAACTGAGAAACTCAGCTTTCCTGAATCCCGACCCTGAGGGTCAGTGTTCAGATACAACTGGGTCAAAGCTTCTCGTATCCGAGAAGTACCATTGGCGAAGCGCTACGTTAAAGTAACGCTTTGGTCTGCCCCCTCTGACAAGAGGGTGTGTCGCCTTAGGTAAGCGGCTGGAGGTGGAACTTTCCA